ACCCCATTTTCTTTAGCATTCTTAGCTATTTTGGGGTTGCTCAATGGGTCCGCCAATAGCGACCCCTTGACATCAAACAGAGAGCGCGCTTTGCGCATAAGTTCAGCTTTACTCATAGTTAAATAAGTATCTAATGGTGATAGTTTAGTTTGCATTAACATAGTGGTTATACCTCGGTTGTTGTTGTTGTATTTTGTAATTGCTCAATATTGATAGCACTTTCAAAACTACAAGAATTCAAATAATTATTTATAGTCTCGATTGTCATTATTGACGTGTAGCATTTACCATGGTCAAACCCACCAAACATATTGGGCGCACCTTTATAAAACGTCTTTACTTTGAATTTACCGTCTTTACGCTGTTTACCTATGATTTCAATTTTCATTTGGTCTTGCTCCTAGTGCCAAGTGCCGCTTGGTCGGTGGGGCCGTAGCCCCGTTATTGTTATGCTTTTACTAAAGCATTTAAATATTTATTTAAAATATACTTTGGGACTAACGCCCCACCATCAAATTCTTTGGGTAGTTCACCACTTTTAAGGTAAGCATATTGTCTATCAAGAAGCCCCTCGTCTTGATTCCCTTCCATCCTCACAAGCACTAGAACGGGCTTGCAATTAAAATCTTCAACATAGCTTTCAGTGCGTGACCTTTTAATCGCCTCTACAACACTCATTTGTTGGGTTTCGTGAATATCCCCATAAGAATCGGTGTCCTCAATTGTCCATTCATAATCTACTGTATTAGTCATAATCTTGCTCCTTTAAAGTTTATATTCAATCAATCGGCCTTTACTCATAGCCTGACCATGATTTAGTAAAGCACTAGCTAAGTTAATAGTAGAGTCGCTATCACTAGAAAAGCCTACAATATAACTGCATGGCCCTCTCAACCAGTGCCCTATAGATTTAGGCGTTTTAATTGGACGTGCATAAGCTATACCATCGACATAAACTGCTTTATTTGCTCTTAACATGGGTGATACCTCGTTTGTTGTTGTTGTTGGTTATTTAAATTAATAACTCAATCAAAGGCCCTGAAACTATCAAGGCCCTTTGTTGAATAATTAAGATTCCCTATCAGCAAAATCAATAACGCAATCAATAAAACCATTATCAAATTGGGACCCAAAATAATGACCATGTAAAAACATGCCATTTGCATGCACCCAATTAACATAGTGATTTTCATAACGTTTACACATCACAATCCAATACTTTTCCGCATGAATGTATTTAGTGTGGATAATTTCAATGTCCATATCATTGGCTAATTCGTAATAACTTTTATTTTCGGTTGTTGCTGTTGTAGTAGTCATGGTTAAGGCCTCGCTTATGATGTTGGAAAGTTAATAAATAGTGGTGATATTGCAATCATCACAATGGTTAATGGTGCAATGATGCTAGCCATAGCCACTATATAAGTAGGTGTTTGTTGTACAGGTTGGTTGGTTCTGATTATCTTAGAGCGAGCTTTAAGCTTGCGTTTGGTCCTAGTAACAATAAGGGCCTGCAATTCATCTCGTTGCTCAATCATGCGGCTATCGTATGGTGTTGTTACTGTACCGGTAGATAGTGGCATTTGTAGGTTGTAGTTTTGTGCAATTCCGAAGGTTTTAATAATCATCTGGTCCGTCCTTTAAAAGAAAAATAAAAACAGCTTATAGGAATAATAGATTCAGTACAATAACTATTTAAGTAACAACAACTATTTAAGTAACAACAACTATTTAAGTAACAACAACTATATCGTTATAGTATTTAATACAGTTCGTTTAGTTTACATATATAAGGTGGTCAATAGGTTGGTCAATAGGTTGGTCAATAGGTTGGTCAATAGGTTGGTCAATAGGTTGGTCAATAGGAAAATCAAAAACGATAGTTTAGCCATTGATAGGGAAAACAATCGGACCATCTTAAAGCTATCAATAAGGCCATCAAAAGAACTATTAGAGGCTGCTATCCTCTTTTTAAATGAGGCTCTGCAGGCCCTGCAATGGACCCTTAGACAATCCCTAGGACATTGGCTAAGGTCCTCTCAAGATTCTGATAGGTAAGAGGGGGGTTTCCGCCTGCCCCGATACGTAATCACCCTCTCATAGTTTTTCGCCAAAACAAAAGTTGGGAAAACTCATGGACAATTCAATAGACAATCCAATAGCCCTACATAAAGGATAACCAATAGACTACTCTCAGAGATAATCTTAGAGATATGGTGTTGTAGTTTAATCCACAAACATCACATCTCAGAGATAATCTATAGAGGTAATCCCTAGTATTCCCCCTAGGTGCAACCTTTGCTATTTAGTCCTATCTTAGAGTTAAATCCACTTGTCAGACTGTCTGGTATAACCCACAGCATGGTCCATAAACCTCTCAATTTCTCTGTTGAAAGCTTCTGCTTTTTGCATTGTAGCTAAAGATTCACTGTCAGCATCCATCTGTTCTGTCCAATAGGCGACAGCCATACTCAGAGCGTCCAAGCGGTCATCATGGATGATTGCTCCTCTGTCTCTGGTAAGTCTAGTCATCTGGTAGAACAAACTGTAAGAAGGTTCTGGTGCGCTGTCGTAGTCTTCCTTGATGAGCTTCTCATCGACTACCAAACGGTGCTGCATCATCACAGGTTCAAGTGTATCTATAATCCTCATCTCTTTCTGAGTGGAGTGACGGACTTCTTCTATAGATACCTTGTGGATTCTGTTAAGTATGGGAGTCAATAACTTCACATACATGCCATCACCAAAGTTACTCTCTACAATCACCATGTTCACTGACTCTTGCTTGGCAACAGTAGCTAAACTTGTAAGTGTCTTGTCCGAGTAACCACCCGTGAAGCCACCTACGCGAGTGACATATAGATAACCATTGAGCATCTTTACAACAGCGTAGGCTGTCTCGTCTTTACCACGACCAGAGGGGTCAATGGAAAGTACTGAGCCTGTGAAGTCCATCATGTCGTCAGACATCCACATGGGTCTATAGAACTTGTCCCCAGTGAACCCTACGATAGGCACATTCTCTACTATCTGTGAGGGACCAGAAGCCCATGCTAGGTCTGCCCAACCTTTCTTAGGGTTCAACGCAGTCACCATCAAATCTGATAGCTTTAGTGGGTACTTGTCAGCGTCTGCTAGTGTTGTGTCCAGCATAAACTGCAGGGCAAAACCTGCTTTACCATAGGATGCTTCACGCTCCATAAGGTCTTCTTTAGTAAACCTGTCAGGCTCTGTAGGTAACCCCTCATTAGAGGCCCTATGAAGCTCTATAAAGGGTGCTAATCTACCCTGATACATTGCTGATTGTTTGTCTGTAGGGTAGCGAGAGGGCCATACTCGTATCTCATAGCCACGTTCTGGTAGCAGGTTGTATATGGACATCTCAGTCTGGGGCGTGCCTAGGTAAATAACACGACCATTAGGCTTTAATACAGCATCAAACTCTTTGATTGCCTCTGATAGTTTGTCTCGCATAGTCTGAGTAGCAGAGTTGTTTGTAACCTCTACGTCATCAGCAATTATAGTGTTAGCACGGGACCCTGTAAGCTGACCTGAGATACCCACGGACTTAACCGAGGGAGAGTGGTCAGGCATGGAAGGTCCAACATCAAATGCAATGACAGAATCACGTTGCCCATTCTTTGTGCGCAGGTGTGATAGCAGTTCAATCTCATTGATAAGTCTTTTGGTAAAGGTAGAGAAGGCATCAGCACGTTCTTTAGAAGCTGATACAACTAATATCTTATGTTGAGGTTCACAGTACAATAACCACACTACATAAGCCGAGGTAATCCAAGACTTTCCGATACCACGGAAGGCTTCAATGACACAACGCCTAGGTCCTACTTGGAGATAGCTCCCCATGTCGTACTGGATGGGTGTGGGGTCTGGTAAATTGAGTGTCTTCCATACGATGTATAGGAACTTACGGAAGTCTTTCTTGATAGGGTCATTCACTACAGGTGTAGTCATGCGTTACCTAATGGTTAAGTGGGAGTTCGTCTTCATCAAAGTCAGGAAGAGCGTGGATAAGGTTTTCTAGAGGATTGCCTTGTGTGGGTACACCATCAACACCATTGTCTTTTAGAAATTGACGGGCCACGTTAAGGATACTTGCAGATGTTTCACCTGATTGGACTTCTGTTAATAATTGATTGGCTAACTCTTGGTGCAAGTCAGCCATGATTGCTTCTAGTTTGGTATTACTCATTTAGTTAGTCCTTTTGTTTTCTCATAGGAGCGTAAACCGCCTAGACCTAGGAGGGACATTACGAGTGTTGTTAGTTCTGCTGATTGAATAGAAGGAAGTTCTGCTGGTAGTGCAAAGTAAGCGTTGATGAGTCCAGCAAAGGGAAGGATAAGGAACTGATAGCCTAGGCCAACAGCGCAAACCCAACCAATCGCAGGTCGCCAACCAGCCACCCACACCGACTTATGCTTGGCAGATTCTATATTAGCCATTGCTTGAAGTATGTGTGGTTTCTGGAGAAGTTGTTCAACCTTTAGAGCAGCATTCGCTCTCTCTTCATCTGAGGTGAACAGGTCATCAAGGCCATTCATTACACTCCCTGCAATCCCTGCAAGGGGGTTGATAGACATAATGTTTCCTTGTTTAAGTTTCTTATACGTTACAATGTATACTGTAATGTATACTGTAATGTATACTGTAATGTACATTCTTAGTTGTTAAGTCCCCATCCATCTGGACAGGACTGATGTGCCGACACCACCTAGCCCTATAGACAACAGCATGGCTCCAGCAAGGAATCCCTTACCTTTAACAAGTTGTTTTTCTAGGTCGTTGATGCGGTTGGATAGTGTGACTGTTATTTCATTTAATGTTTCGACTTGATTGCCCAGTGTTTCTACTAGGGTCACTAAGCGTCCTGCATCATAGTCCGTCATTTGGGACATGAGTATTAACCTCTATAGTAGATTGCGATTCCGAACAGTAAGCCCATAGCAAGTATCATGCAGACACCAATGTTGATTGCTAACTGTAAGTCTTTCTGTAACTTGGCTGCTTGCCTAGCATTCTTTTTTCTTAGAGCCAACTCTTCTTCTTTGCGTTGTCTATGCCATTCGGCTTCAAAGCGAACAAAATCTGTCCAACCGCCAAGTCGGCTTTTTTTCATATGCCACTCAAGATTGGCCCTCTGGATTCTTTGTTGCTCTTGGTATTGAAAGGCTTCTAAGGCTGTGCCTTTACTACTACTGTCCCCTGCTTTTTTCTGAACTTCATGTGTCGCTGAGAAATAGTCAGTAAGTGAGCTACCCATGTCGTATATGGACTTGCCGTTCTTGAATGCGGTGGACACCACCTTATACAGACTATTGGCAATGGCGATTTCCGCTAACATAGCCATAACCTCCTGCTATATTCTAGGGTTTCGTAAGGTTTAGTTGATGGTTGTACTACTAGATAGTCGATGGGTCGTTGGGCTATTGAAGACACCTGTGGCTCTATGATTAGAGCCTTCCCCTCTGGGAGAAGGGAAGTGCTTTGGTGAACTAGGGGCAGCCCTGTTGGGCTAGACCACATCTACTTCTTCTTTGGTTTCTTGGTAGGTTTTGCTGGGGGACGGCCCTTAGTTGAGCCGTATGTTCCTTTGCCTTGTGGCATAATTACTCTCCTATGCTTCCAGTGCTTCAATCCGCGTAATTAACTCTTGGATTGTTGCGGTTAATAGTGGAACCAATTTAGCTTGGTCAATGCCCTGCATATCTGGCACAGAGCGTGTACCCATGACTGCTGCCTCTGTGTCGGTAGCTGGAGTGACTTCATACTCTTCGTCACGCATGGCATCTTTAGTGCCTGTAACTGCTTCTGGTACAACCTCTGCTAGTTCATGCGCTATAAAGCCATTGACGTTGCCGCCAGCAATCCAATCAAAGTTACAAGGTTTGAGTAGCTTAGTCTGTGCTGTTGCACCTGACATTGGTGTGACGTTTTCTTTAAGGCGATAGTCTGAGGATGTAACAAAGTTTGTCTGGCTACCAGATACAGAAACACCGCCAACCACTGAATTTGCAGCAGTTCTACACGCAAGATGGTATTGTCCACTGGTGTTAAATGACCTTGTTTCCACAATGATGTTGGTATTATCACGCCTGATATTTACCAGACCGCCAACAGGGGCCGCAACATTAGGTGCTATGCTTACACCACCAGCATTATCAATAGTCATAGCATTAGTCCAGCTTATCGCTGCGCCTGCTGTGCCTGATGCTGCTACTTTGAAATGGTGAGCACCCGCTTGTTGAATGTATTGGCTGGCTGCTTTGGTTTCTATATATTTATTACCAGAGTTATTTATAGCGTTAACACTTATGTCTAACTCGTCATCACCTTGATTGTACCAAGATAGGTTAGACGTAGACCCTAGCTGTAACATATTACTAGCAGTTGTTGTTAATAGCGCAGAGCCAACACCTACGTTGCCTGTGAATACTGGACTAGCCAAAGGAGCCTTAGCAGCTAGATTAGCGTCAATCGTCTTGAGGTCTTCTACCCCATCTCTTGCCTTGCTCATCCTACTCTCCTGCTGGCATCAAAGCCTTCAACGCTGCTGCATCACTAGCCGCATCCATAGACACTTGCAAGGCTGCATCGTTAGTACGGATAACTTCCCTAGCTGCTTCGGCTGCTGTAGATTCAGCAGGAATAGTAGCTTTAATGTCTAGTGGTGCAAAGGCTGCATTGCGTGATACTCGTCTGGCATCGTGTGCGATTACTTTTGCTTTGGTCATGTCTACAGTAATCATTCGCCTACTCCGTCTGTTAAAGTATCTGCATCAACTACCCACGCATTGCGGAAAGTTCGTTCTGAGGGTACAACATCGTCAGCTACAATCTTGTAAGCCAAGCCCGTTGGTACATCTTTAGCGGCTGTCTCTGCGTCACTAAGTGTGCAATTAGCTGCTGGTGTAATTACGCAAACATTTCCGTCTGCTTCTTGATAAATGATTTTCATTATTGTTCCTTAGTTTATGAGCTAAATACTGTTAGGCCAACGCCATACATATCAAACACAGTATTATTATATGACCTTATAACAAACCCCCCAACACTTCCCACGAGCTTTTCATTCTCTGTGACTTCCCAACTAAATAAGCCATTTCCAGCTGATTGATTGGTGTGTGAGGCATGAGTTACAGTGCAATAATTAGTATTAGGCATGTTGGTTGTAAAGTTAGCTGTATAATCACCTGTGCCATTATCAGTAATACTGCTAATATTATAAGAGCTACGAATAGCCACATTACCTGTACCATTAAAGTTTACCCAAGCCTTTGCCAGCCTAGTGCTAGTGTTAGAACTACCAACTGTATCAAAGTTGTCACTTCCTCTTATCGTTGATGCCATTTGTTTGTTCCTTTGTTTATAAGCCGAATACAACTAAATTCATTAAAGCATCTGCATAAGCATTATTAGCTTGATTCATATTAGCGGTAATTACTGAAGTAGCAGCATGATTAGACACAAATGAATTGCCATAGTTATCATCTGAGCATACTGTTGCGTGATTGCCACTTGACAGAGCCGTAGAGAAATTTATCCGTGTAGACCCTGTACCTGTATCAGTAACACTGCTTACGCCATAACTACCATCAATAGCATGGTCAGCTTGACTCCATTTACACCAAACTTTTGCCATACGCTTATCTAACGCTGGGATACTTGGAGGAGTTGTTGTGCTTCCGTTACTGTGGAGGAGCGTGTTAGCTTTGATTGTGGACATTATGCTTGGCCTCCTAGAATTAGTACCGACACAGTAGGAGCGTCATAAATGCTGTTGTTAGCATAGACCACGTTGTATCTACAGCTAGATGTTGTAGGGGGGGAGGATTCATAGGGCTGACTTAGGCTTCTTAAACTTGCAGTACCAGCCCCTGCAAAACCTGCTGATGCATAGTTAATATTAGCCATAGAAGTAGCAAAAGTAACTGTATAATCACCAGTACCATTATCAGTAATACTACTCACATTCTCAGAGTCACGGATAGCTACCGTACTCTCACCATTAAAATTCACCCACGCTGTCGGTATCAACTGCTGTGACTTCACTGTCGGTATGCCACCTGCGACATTGGTTATGTTATTTGCCTTAATGACGCTCATATAATCACCCACGTTGACCCAGAATCTATAGTAATCACCCTGTTTGCAGCCACAGTTATTGGGCCTACGGACGAACCATTTTGGTTGTTAAATGTAATGTTCTCGTCAATGACTTTTGCATTGACTCTGATGACACTGTTGGTTCCCAAGCTAGGCCCACCTTCTGACGCTGAGATAGATTTAAAGCGTCCATTAGCCTCAGACTTGGTATAAGCAGAGTCGATAGGCTCAAACCTAGCGTCAGCCGCAGACTTTGTGTAATGGTCAGCTAGTGTAAATGTGCCAAAGCCTTGGATAAACACTACGTCACCAACAGCCGCAGCTATGGCTAGTACAACAGCATTGCCGTTAGTAGCCGTGTAATCGGCAGTGTCTAAACGAATACCATTTAAAAATACTTGAAGATGACCAGCATCGTATGTCGCAGAAAAGCTTGTCTGACCTGCGGTAGCTGTATGCTGAACCGCATTTTCTACACCATTTACCGATGAACCAGCATTGGCAAATGCAGAGCCGTTGTAAACTTTCATTGTGCTTGAGGAAGTGTCGAACCATAAGTCACCTGTGCTTGGTGATGCAGGTGCGCCTGATTGGGATACATATTGGCCTGTGAAGGAGGCTAAAGAAGACGCTGCGTTATTGGCAGATGTAGTTGCTTGAGATGCTTTTGTATTTGCTGTAGAAGCACTAGAGGCTGCTGCTGTGGCTGAGTTAGCACTAGCTGTTGCACTGTTTGCTGCTGCTGTGGCTGAACTAGCTGCTTGACCTGCTTTAGTGGTTGATATAGCTGCCTGAGCAGCCGATGTATTTTTACTTGCTAAAGCTGCTGTAGCTGAGTTTGCACTAGCTGTTGCACTGTTGGCTGCTGCCGTGGTTGAACTAGCTGCACCAGATGCAGAGTTAGCACTAGCTGTAGCAGAGTTAGCTGAAGCGGTAGCAGAAGAGCTAGCCTCAGCAGCCTTGGTAGTTGCAATACTTACTGAAGATGTCTGTGCTGTTTCTACCCAGTTCTTAGTGGCAGCATCTTGTGCTGAAGTCGGGTCAGCTACATTCTTAATGCGCTTAGTTGTTGCATCGTAAGTCTGGTCGAAGACTAAGGGAAGTGCATTGGCAGAAGCGTCAAATGCTTCTTGTGATAAATTAAATAATTGGTTACTGTCAGCATCAAGTGCTGATTCTGTTAGCAAAGCACCATCTACAAAATCAACAACTCGCGCTGTTCTTGTGGTTGTTCTTCGCACTGTTACGGATGCCCCAGAAGCTGGTGCTACCGAAGTCTGGACTCTGCTTGAGTCTAGAAATGTAAAGGTAACAGCAACATTATTAACTTTTACACTAACGTCTGCTGGTTGCAGATAACTAAAAGTTAAATTGAATACTCTGTTGCTGCCATTACCAGTGTAATTCACAAAGGATAAGGCCATTATAATTCTCTATGTTTAAATAAGGGGGGATAAAAGAAACCCCTCGATTGAGGGGCTTGGTTTTTTGAAAGTTAGTGCCAGGATTTTACTTAACGTGCATATTTAACTTCACGCTTCTTATCGTCAAGAACATCATAAAGTTCTCTGAACGCATCGGACTCATCAAGCAGCCTGCTCTTGGCTTTCTTTCTGTATTTTTTAATAATCTCCGACAAGATTCCGATATGAGGTGAGTCAACATCAAGGTAAGGTGATTTAGGTTTATTCTGGTAATGGTCAGAAGTTATTTTATCGTACAAAGCTTCTTCAAGAGTCATGCCTCTTATAGTAACTTCACCTATAAACCTGTTGTACTTTGCGTACACAGATTCAGTTTCATTCCTATCATAAACCTCACGATAATCTTTGCGGCCTGCACTTAGATTCCTTGGTGGCGGACCTAACAACCCATCTTTATCTTGCACAACTCGCAAGTCATAGATTTCTGTCATAACAGTTTGCGCTACACTTGATTCATCTGCACGAACATTAGGTTGCTTAAATAGATTCCACCCATCATTAGGCTTCAACAGAGGCTGACCTGTAATGTCATACTGCGCCCCAAGTTCTTGGGACCATCCATCTAACTTACGCTGTACCTTCTCTAATAAGTCCGTAGCTTCACGAACATTAGGGTCAGAGTTCATCTGGTTCAGTGCGTTAGGAACAAAGGATGTGACTGCAGCTTGTCCTGTGGTTATAAGTTTGTCGTCCTCGCCAGCCATTAACTTCATCCAATCATTTATAGCAGAGAAGTAAGCTTTATTAAGTATGCTTTGAACTAAAGCAACTTGCACAGCCTCAACAACATGAGCAGTTCCATCTTGAAACTTCTCTGGGTCCATCTTCCAAATGTAATGGGAGTTAGCCATAACGCCCATGACAGTAGAGAAAGGTTCAATCTTTGCATAAGGAATCCACTTACCAGCAATCTTAACTGAGTAGGGTTTATTTCCTGCCTCTATCCAAGCTTGCTGCATCTTGTAGTCACTAGGACCACCACCAGTTAATTCACCAGATTCAGCTTTGTACCATAAGTATGTACCTGCCATAGCTCCAACTTTCTTACGCATGCGTAGTTTAGCTATCTGAACTTCATCACCTGACCTAAGTATTGCATCTTGCTTTGCAGATATAAATCTCATAACAGGAATGCCAAATATAGATTCAGGTATAGGTGCGTACTGCAGTGCATAGGAAATAGAGTTAACTGGTGCGCGTCTAAATGGAAGTATAAACGCACCAGCACCACCGCCTGCTCCAGCTATGCCATTAACTGTTTTACCTACAAGACCAACAAGTTCTTCAGTGAAAGTCTCCATGCGTATCTCACGCATAATAGCTTCACCTAACTTTGCATCAGCCTTTCCTTGGGGTGTACCCGTATCATCAACTGTTCTAACTGCACCATGCTCATCAAACATTCTAGCAATGTGTTGCTGTATATATAACTCAGCTTCAGCACTCCCTTCTTTAAAGGCAACCTTTCCTTGTTCAGCAGCTTTCATCTCTAATTTCTTAGCTTCAACTATTGCGTCAGCAAATGCTAAAGAATGAGCGCGTGTAAATTTATGTTGTTCATCCAATGCCATAAGCACAGTGTGTGCGTAGCCTGTGATGTTCTCATAAATAATACGCTTCTTAGACTTACCTTTGTTGCCTCTAATGTTTGCACTAGACTCCATGTGAGTTACGTTAGGGTCAGTAAGATGAACGCCAAGCCTTACAGCTTTCATTGCTTCTTTCCAACCTTGCAAGTAATACTGCATGTTGCCAGAGTATTGTGCTAATGCTCTAGCACGGGCTAACTTATCAGCACCCTGTGATTTTCTTGATGCCTTGGTTAATCCAAAGTTATATCGGCTTGCATATTCAAGTGCAGGCTCATAAATCATATGGAGATGGTTAGACACAGCAGCCATTGTCATGGTGGTTAATCCCCCCAACATTGAACCAGCACGGACGCGGTTTATCTCAGCGATAACACGCTTAACTCTAGAGGGAACTAAAGCCTCTTTAGCTGTTCTAGGATTCTTAATCCTTCCGCTTTCAAGGCCATCTATAATAGAGTTAACCAACGCCTTTATAACAAAAGGACCATTGCCATTAGCTATAGCTTCTATTGCATTTGCATCTAGTTCAGGCAGTAACACTTCAGCTTCAGCTTCCGCAATTGCTTCCTCCGCACTTTGCTTACCAGCAACCTGTGCATCTGGGTCCATACCGCCACGAATTAAACTATCGTCTGATATAGCCATAGCCCTTCTTGAGCCTAGGACTCTGGAAGCACCTGCAGATTGGTCGATGGTTAGGGGAACAAGTTGGTTAATCATTTGAACTACTTTAACTAACTCACCTTGCTCTAAACCACTTAGGCCACCTTCTTCTTTATGCTTGTAAGCAAGCTCTTTCATTTTTTCAAATGTCCAAACATGCAAATCACGGGTAGCTTTAATTCGGTTTACAATAGCAGCCATTTCAACTACATCACCCCTAAGACTCTTAACGATTTCAGTTAAGTCGCCACCCGTAGCTTCTGCTAATTCTTTAGCAGCTATCTTACCTTCCTCTGTTACTTCATCCAGAGTTTTAGTTTCAAGTGGGTTCATCTTTCGATGTTGCTCAGAACGCTCTAGAACTAAGTTCTTAGTGTCCTGCGCTGTCTTCATTCGGTTGATGTTGTAGGGCATTTCCTTAGTGTTAGATTCATCATACATCTTAGGCTTTTCATCAAGTGATTTACTTTCACCTTTAGGTCGCCTAGGCTTTTTAGTTGGTTCAAACTTAGCATTTACTACTAGGTCACCATCTAAATCCAAATCTTTGTTTTTAGCAGACTCTTTTATGTCAGCCTTAACAGAAGCCCCCATCTCTTTGATTTCTTCAACTGACTTATTAGGGAACACACCGCGCAAGAAACGCATGTACTCACTATGAGATTTAGACTCACCTTTACCAGCTACAATATATAGTGCTTTATCAACATCACTTTCAAACTTAACATCGTAAGAATTCTCACCATAGTTATAGCGAGGCTTTGCTCCTGCTAATCCTTTGGGCATAACTGTTGTTGGCTTTAACTCTTCAACAACAGATTCACCTGAATCATCTGCGCCTTTGGCAGCAGCAGATGCTAGTTCTTCAGCATAGTCTTCCTCAATGTTACGAGATATAAATGCCAAGTCACCTTCAGGGATGTCATCACCAAGCTCACCGACCATCTCATCAAAGTAATCATCATCAGACACTGTGTCTAAGTCATCAACAAATTCACTGGTTTCATCAACCTGTGTTGGTGCAGCCTCAATGACTTCATCAACAGATTCATCACCAAGTTCAACAACCTCATCAGCTACAGGTGTGGCTTCATCAACAACCTCGTCAACAACCTCATCAGCATTTTTAGATAAACCTTTGGATGCTGCACGAAGAGTGAGTGCTGTTAGTCCACCAATAATTATATAACCACCAGCCGCACCACCCGCAGTGTAGGCTGCTGTTTCTAAATAGTCATAGTTATCTCGCTGGCCTGTCTCAACATCTATCTTCTGGTTGAGTAGGTTGTCAGCACCCATGTAAGCACCAACCTCAATAGCTCCTACTGTGCCTGCACCTTTTGTGGTTTTAAGAAGTGAACGGACCAATGCACCTGCAGCAGGTTTTAAAGCAATCTTAGAGAGTGTATTAAGAACAAAGCCCAAGCCTACATAAGTAGTCATGTCGGTGGCTAAACCTTCAACAGCACGACCAGTAGTCTTCCATGAAGTAGGTAGTTCCTCATAGTTAGCCATAAGGCGAACAAGGGACTGCTGTTCTTCATCAGACCAATCAGCAACACTAAACGCTAGTTCACCTGTCTTAACCATGTTCCAGCGTGTAGTGCCTAACCAATCTAAACTCTCGCGTGTGAAATCACCATCGCTTAATGATTGGATATGCTGTGCTTGGTAATCTGCTTCTGAAGCTTTCTCAGCACCTAGAGTTGCCTCTATGCTCTCTAGACTACGAGCAGGCATTCCTTGTGCCATCTCTGAAGCAATGTGTTGTCCTTGAGTTTCAGACTGACGCTGTGGTGCTTTAATAAACTTACTGGCTAACACCCTAGAATCAGCTATAGACTGAGCATCAGCGTGGAAAGTTTCCTCGTTGTAAACAGTTGAAGTATTTTGTTTAGGTGTTATGTAAGGTGAAACATAGGTGCTTTCTAATTCAGGAACATCACCTACTTCTTCTTTTTTCTTAGGGCCAATATATGGTGATACATAATTAGGGTCATACTTGGTTGTTGTTGTAGCCATTGTTTACTCCGTAAGGCTGGCCTTATAAGTTGATAGCCTTAAAGGAGGGCCATATTCTTCATGGTAACGGGCGAATGCGCCATCACCAAATTGTAAATCAAACATTTCTGCGTTAGTCTTTCCTACTAGGAGTTCTTCTTCTAGAGATTTAGCATCCTCTAAAGTGAATTCCTTTGCTGGATTAAACAAAGCAGCCCTTCTCATAACATCTTCGATATTGGCATGAATTATGTCGGTAGGTAATTCACCAGACCAATGCGTCAAACCAGATGTTCCTATTGTAGAGTCGGTAACATAGTTTGCTACAGAGCCCCCTATATTCATTTTGCTATCGCCAACAGAACTATTTTCAGAAGTCTTTATTGCTGCATTTACACCAAGCTTGTAGGCCTTGTACGCAGTATCTTCTTCTGCTCTTTCATCAACTAACTCTTTGTAATTAGTGTCCATGACATTCTTTACATGTTCCGACATTGATTGCATTTGATTAGTAGAAGGAGCCACAGCACCTTCATCAGCGTAATGTTGTTCTATAAGCTTATTGAATTCATCATTCCATTTACCAGTAAGCTCTGCTTTTAAAGCAAGTCCACCTCTGTCAAATTCATCTTCCATTTTAACAATGCTTGAAACCCATAAACCTCTGGGCTGTGTGTTCAGTAGGTTGTTAATTAATGGAGCAGCTTGCTCAATTCCTTTAAGCATGGCTTGCACTTCTTTTAATCTAGAAGGATGAATATTCTCGTTAGCAACTGCTTTCATTAATTCAGCATATGAAGCAACAATATTGGGGTTTTGGCGATTTGCCATAAGTGCTGTAGAGAAACTAATAAATGCCATCTCTTGTGGCTTACTCTCTGTTCCACCTGTAAGTTTATTAACAGCGGTCATGGTTGCCTGTATCTTTTCAGGAGTCATGTCAGCGTTGTCAACTAGGTATTGAATTGTATCTGGAGTAAGTTGAGTGACTCGGTCTTCAGTATCAGTCAATGAAGTTATAAAGTCAGAGTATGCGACCTTTGCTGCTTTTGCTCTTGCTTCTTTCTGTGCAGCAGCGTCAGCAATTGCCTTGCTGTTAATCTTAGAATCTGCAGCATATTCTGCCATAGCGATTGCTTCAAATGCTTCAGGTCTTAACTCACCATTCTTCCCCTTGGCGTACCTGACTAGCTTTGCCATGTGGAGATACCTTTCAGCATTCTCAGGGTCATTGCCAGCAGCCATAGCCAGTAATGATTCAAAGACAGCTTTGTTAGCCTGACCTTTTGTAAGTGGAGTTGTTTGTGACATATCAACAGCTAATGAATCCATAGCTTTAATTCGGTCATTGAACGCTTGGGGCGGCAATGGCTGACCCATTTCATCATTGATTATTTTTTGATGCACGATACCATCGACACGCATTGACAAATGGGTCATGGTTTCATCCATAGCTCTTTTGTCTATGTACTCCATATGCCTTTTCTGCATGTCTGCTTTTGCTGCCACAAGGATGTCACTAGCACCAGCTATCAAGAACTGACTGCCACCACCACCTTCCATAGATGACATTAATGAACCAAACTGTTCCTTTAAATAAGGCTCTATATCTGTGCCATTGTCATTTGAACCAAGTAGAAATTCCTGAAAATCAGATTCAAGTTTTGGTAAAGATTCACGGGCGAACTGTTGACCACGATTTTCTAACCGAGTCGCAATGTAATCAGGACGTGTGCTAGAAAACCCAACACGATTATGAAGGTCTTTAGGACCCTCTGATAAAGCCTCAGTAACTGCTTCAATCTCCGCATTCTTTATAGCGCGGTCATTGTCAGTTTTATCAATAGAGTTAAGAAGCAGGCCTATAGCCCTTGCGTTCTTTTCTAACTCAGGTCTAACGTAAGTATCCATTGCCCTAGCTGAAGAGTTTAGTTGAGTTACTTGAAGTTGACGTTCAGCCATTAGGTAATAACTCCTTTCTGTGCGGTGTCATATTTGTAATATGTATCGGCAATTTCTAAACCTGTTGTAAAAAAGTTTGGGGCTGCTTTCATTCTGCCTTGTGACTGAACTGCATAACCTTGCATTTCATACTGCTTCTGCTGGATGTCCATTGCGTAGTTCTGGTTCACGTTATCTTTGTTACGAGCTTCTATCGCTTGCTGGTCGCGTACTATTCTGTTAACTAATGAGCCACCCATGCCTTCTGTACGCGCATAGGCAGATGCTTGGTTTTGTTTAGCAACAATAGTGTCTTCAAACAAAGCATCACTCATAGATGCTTGTGATTGTAATTGGGCTAAACGAGTCTGTTTAATTTTCTGGTGGTAGTCTTTTACTGACGCTGTATTTTGAGCTTGTGTTTGTTTTGCCTTCTCGTCATACGCCATTAAAGAAGTACCGACACTAAGTACCATCATGGTAGTGGGGTCACACATTGTTGTTCACCTTTACGAATTCATAGAATGGTGCTTTACCTACCCCATACTCTGGGTCTAGATAAATAAATTTAAAGCCAAGCCATTTTAGCCATCTAATAGCTTTGTGATTCTCAGCATGTACATAATTAACAAGGACATCATGTCCCTTGGATACTGTTTCTAGCCAGTGCTTACATTCATTTGTAAACTCCCTAGCGTGTCTATATATACCTGAACTGCCGAGCATCCAAGGTATGCCAACTCCTTTATCAATAGCATCAACTACACCAAACATTGCAAAGGGAACATCCCACTCATCAACAGCCACATATGGCTTCTCTGAGGCAATCATAGACATGGTCAGTGCTGTCACTGGACCATGCCCACAAGAGAGCTTTAACTCTTCTTTATCTGCCTGACGTAAGCGAGGGCCTAACGTATTACAATCATTCAATTTTGCAGGCCTAACGCTTATTGTCATTTAGATTCTCCTAGATTTTGTTGTGTAATAACCTGTCCATTCTGCTGATTGGAAGGCTGATGGGAAGTGTGTAGCATTGCTTACTTTTATCGACACTCTGTCATTTTTAGATTGTATAGGAAGAGAGAAAACACCTGATGTAATGTCTACCTTTCCAAGCGTCTGAACTCCAATGGGAGGTCCTAAGAAAGCATAAGAATGCGAGACACCTTGAGATGTTGTTGTCACGTTAAAGCGACCACTGTCCTCAAATAGCAATTTAAATTCACGAAGCTGTAAGCGTCCTGACGTGTCTGTTAACTGACTACCGCCAATGCCTTGGGTTCTTCTGTACTGTGTTGAGAATGTATACTCCATTGTGTAGGGATAACCTACATATTGAGTACCATCCACAGTCACTAGAGACTGCCCTGTTGCTGCTGTGCTTCCTGCTTTAAGAGAGTCTAGGTAAACCATAGAACCAGCAGAAGTAACTTCAGGAGATTCCTGTAGCTGCATCTTCTCTAGCATTATTGAAGCTCCCCTCTGTATAAGAAAGAAAGCTGTAGATTCAATTACTGAAAGGTTTAAGATTCTGTCAGCATTTGGGAATTCCCATTTGGACCAACTCATCTGTAATGATTGACCATCACGTCTAAGATACTTATAGACATAACAAGTAGGCTTTGAGTGAACACCATCGGTAAGAACAAATAACATGTCTTCGTTTGTGCTGCTAACTAAGTTTGTTGCAGTTCCCTTTATATAGCGAGATACATTGAGGGTCGCATCAACAGCAACATTAGATGAAGTATCTGCCTGTACAAAGTATTCTCTAACGCCTGTATACCCTTCTCTGTTAGTGGCAAAGTAAACATACTCACCAGCACCAACTGGACTTGCTTGTAAACTAGATTCATATTCAGTCGTCTGATTTATGGACACAGTTGCTGGTGTCAGAGCGTCACCTGCATTCAACATGAACTGGGTTTGGTCTGAGAACAGAAGCAGAGTCTCGTTAAACGGAATCGCGTGGCGAAGTATAGATACTTTAGTATGGCTTACAGATACATCAATAGGGTCAGTGTCTAAAATAGAAGTGACAGTCTCAGGGTAAAACTTAAAGTATTCACCTGACCTACTAAGAATTACATTCTCATCAGAGATAAAACCTAAACGATTTCTATGGAAGAACACATCGTTTATTTTTCTACCGATAAAGCTTGGGTCTGGTGAGGAATTAAAGTCACCAACAGAACGGCCCTCCCATGCATTGTTAGTAAATGTAAATGTGCCATTAGCATTGCTTACTAACTTCCAAGGAAGAGTTGTGGCTGTGATTGTTGTGTCGTGTGTTTGCCTAACAGTTTCTTGCCAGTATCCTGATGAATCATTATCTTCAACATACTTAATATAGTAATCATCAGAGTCAGAACTACCTTCACCTGCTACACGGATTATCATGTTGGGAAATGCCCTTGCTGGCAAATCAGATATTTTCTGTACGCTCTTTCTTATGCCAATAAGTGCTTGGTTCCCTGATGAATCTTCAGTCCTTAAACTAAAGTCTGCTCCAGTTAATCTTGTTATTCTTATAGTAGAGCCATTACGATGGATACTATATAAAGAGCCATTAGCGTTTAAATTAGAATTTAACTGGGTCCGTAGTTGTTCTGCAATGTTGTCAGTCTGCAATGTGGCTTTATCAGTCGCACTTGTTGTATATGCGGCTTTTTGCTGTCCGTCTATAAATACCCGATAGACGCTTGCATAGTTACCTTGCTTAACATGTACAAGAGCATCTGAAGTTTCAGACGTGTATTGGCTTGCTGTTACAGATGTAGTAATAGACTTGTTTAATATAAAAGTATGGTCAGCCACTGTGACTGCTTTAAAGTCAGTCAATGGACTTCCAGAAGATAGGTAAGAATAACCAGCAGGTTTGTTTACTGTCTTTTCTGTGCCATTAAAATCAAACACCCGTATGTTGCTGTTGTCAGCAATTACAATGTAACGCTCTGTAATATCACGATTGATAACGTGTATAAAATAGTTACCATTTGCTTGTGCATTAGTTAATAAAGTTGCTAAGTGTTGGGTTGGTGGTCTTTTACGCAAACCACTGATGATTGAACTGAAAGCGTTTATTTGTTCTTCACCTTGCGAGTTAAGACGAACACTTGCAGATTGTTGTGAAACGCCATTGGCTATATTGGGAATGGAACTGCTTACAAGTGACATAGATTACCTCGTTAAGATTCGGGAAACGTCAGTGTTACCTGTCAGAATGTTATAGTCAGCATTCTCAGATTCCATAAGCCTCAGTGTTGTAAGGGCTTGATACTCATCATCCCTGTTCATAGAGTGAAGAGTTTCAGAACCTAATACTCGGTCTTGGAATATACGGGCAGCCCGTATAGCAATGTAATGACGTGCGGCTTCTGTAATTTCATCGAAAGCCAGTAATACAATCAGGCTGCATAGCACTGTTTCTGTAAATGTATATGTGTGGTTCTTGCGGTCATATGCGCGCAGTCCACGTTGTACTAACTCAATTTTATAAGATGCCGCAGTTGTGTCCACGGCTAAAGTGTTAACAGGCAGAGATAACATACTGTCTTGGTCAGGGATAAGTGGATAGTCGTGTTCAGTGTTAAAGTTCCACCCTTGTGACTGCACTTCACGGCTTATATCTCTCAAAATAGAGACTGCAGTAAGCGCATCCGCAGAAGTCATATTGACTAATGTGTTTACAGGTGCTTCACCAATTACATTCAACATGGTGTTGACTGCTTCTAGTTCAGTCGTGAGATTTAATGACATACCGAGTCCTTTAAAAAGTAAAAAAAAGGGAACCGAAGTTCCCTTGTGACTAACTATAAGAAGTTCTTAGTTAATCTTAATTTCAATTGCAGATTCTGGGCGTAGGATGCCACTGCCCATTGCATACTTAGCAACGAACAAAGTACCTTGACGACGAATGTCGTACTCAGATTCAAGTGCAAGGTCCATTAACTTAACAGTACCAATAGCAGAAGCATGGAATACCACAGCCTTAGTCTTCTGGAAGTCACCGTGGTAAGTGTTGTTCTCACCTGTAACAGCAGATTGGTTACCAGTAGGTAAGTGGTTAGACATTACAATAGCAATACCAGCTACACGGATTACCTTGGCATCAGCATAGACACCAGCACCACCCCAATCTTTGTTCATGATTGTAGTGTCTTGTGCTAGCTTGTAGTACATGGCTGGAGATACAACAGCAACACGTCCATCAGTTGGAATGTCTTTAGCATCCATTGCTTCAGCAGCTTCAAACAAAGCAGCGATGATTAATGCTGCAGTGTTGTAGTTAGCCTTAGAAATCTGAAGGCCAGCTTTGCCAGAACTTGTGATAGTCTCAGAACCACGGGCAGCTTGTACTACCATGCGCAGAGCGTTCTTATCAAAGGTGTTAGCCAATGCATTACCTAACTCTGAAGTGTAGGTTGCGCGAACATCGTAGTGGTTGCGAGCCTCATCAATATTACTTATGAAGGCAGGTGCTACAAGCAACTCATCGACAGTGATGACTTTCTCAGCGTGTTTAACAGCACCACCAAGAATCTCAGCACCAACCACATGGTAAGCTGCAGCAGCAGTACCCATGACAGGGAAGGAAGCTGACTTGCCGTTAGTGATAGTACGGGTCTGGTGTAAACCCATCATGATGTTCTTTTCTTCGAACTGGGTGATTACTTCACCAGCGAATAATTTTAGAAATAAAGCATCAGTGGCGTTTGCGCCATTGACTTGTCCAATGCGTGATACAGTTGCATTACTCATTTTTTAATACCTTGTAAAGAGGATTGAAGTTTCAAGTTTGTTTATTCTTGAGGCTCCAGCACTCAATAACTTCCCACAGCGTTGTCCCCCTCAAGGGCGCAGTTTCTTTGTCATTAATAGCTTTGGGCTTTTGGAATAGGTTGCCCCCCTGTTAGTTGAGGGGCTTTGCTGTGTTACAGAATTGATGAATTGGAAAGTTTATTCTGTACACTGTTACGGAATGCTGGGTCCTTCGAATAACGAGGGTCCCTCATTGCTTCCGTTAATTGAGCTACGCTTTCAAATCGTCCGCCTGCATTTGCAGAAGCAGTGTCACCACTAATTAACTTAGGGTCACTGCCATTGACGGCTTGGTAACGAGCTTTTAAACCATGAACAGACATTTGAATCTGGTCAATATTTCCACTGTTCATGGTCTTGTTGTAGGCATCTACTTCACCAGCGTTCAGGTTCGTACTTGCCCATTCCATCATGCTTCCGTAAGCTTCTTCACCACCAACGCTATTGAACATAGTCGTGCGTTGAGATGTGGCAAGTTGCTCTTGGCCTGCGATGTACTGGTCTACGACTTCACGGGGAATTCCTGACTTAGCCAGTGATTCATAGGTGTCTGGTGACAGGCTTTGATTTGATTGGTACTCCGATTGGAGTGCTTCATAATCTATACCTGCACTTTCGCTAACTTCTGGTGCATCATTGGTTGGAATTTCAGTGTCAGAACCTTCAGCTTTGTTGATAGCTTGCTCGGTTCCTCCTGACATCTTCTTCTCCAACTCAGCATAAGATTTAGCTAAGTCTTCAGGTGTCTTGAACTTTTCAGGTAACCACTCAGGCCTATCAACTTCTGGAGTTTCAAGGTTGTCCTGTACAGGTTCAGTTGTTGCGCCTTCCGCCTTCGCCACCATTGCATCAATATGCTCTTGTGAATCAGGTTGTGGTTCTTGCTTAATTGTTACTGTTTCTACCATTACTGTTCTACATTTCCTTGGGGTTGTTGTTGAGCCATCATCTGCTCTTTAACAGCATCAAACGCTTGAGGTGCTAACTGCTCACCTGTCTGTTGCATCTGTTGTTGTTGCATCTGTTGTTGGATTTCTTCGTCTGTCTTAATCAAGCCCTTCATATCAATACCTAATGATGTACCAACACGGGATATATAATCTCCAATGTTCATGTACTTCATTAAAGTCTCTGGGCCTAACTGACCAAGCTGTTCCAACATGGCTGCTAGTTTATTTAAATCATGTCCACGACCAAGTGCTTCAAGGCCAGTGGTGATTGTGGGTTGTACAATACCTTTAGGCAGAGAAGGAACCTTGCGCTGCTTCTGCATTTGTAAAAGCAATCTGTTTACTAAAGGTAGCTGAAATTCCTGAGACAAGATTGAGTAGATACCACCGAGGGCATCTTCTAATTCACCTGCCATGTATCGGATTTCTTCAGCAGTCACACGTTCAGCATTGCGCTGTACAGATGAGTTCATCAGGAATGCATAAGCTAGACGCTCTTTGATTTCCTGTGCTGTCTGGAATGCAATCTGAAAGTCACCTTGCTTTTGTACTTGCAAGGTACTTACGTCATTAGCATCACCTTCACGGATTGCTCCATTTGGTGCTTCAGCTAACACACGCGCACGGGTTGTTCCATTTGGCCGAACTAAGAATAGGACCTTAGCTGCTGCTGCGGAGCCTTCCACAATTGCTTGAGTCAGAGTTTCTAGTGACCGTAAGTCGCCTAGATACTCTTCAACATAACCGCGTCCCCAAGATTCCCCGTCAATGCGAGAGAGTCGTAAAGGTATCCAAGGTGTCTTATCTAAAGGATAAGTGCCTTCTGAATCTGGCACAGGTTTACCCTTGAGTTCTTGGTACACTTTCCAAGTCTTTCCATCACGGACGACACGGGTGTATAAAACCACTGATTCATGCCCATAACCATCTTCTTTGGTTGGGTCAATATCACACAACATCTGAAGTTCAGGTGTCAGTGCTTCAGGGGAGATGTCTTCTTTGGTAATCATCTCTAAAGGATTACCCATCGGGTCGCGCTTGATTACATATCTGTCAATGTGGAACACACGCATACCACCTTTCTCAGGTAAATATAGCAATACGTTTCCAGCAACTAACAGATGTTTCAATGCTTCAAAGGTAGCAATGCGGACAGAACTGGATTCAATCTCAGACATCACTGCACGTTCTATAGAAGACAGAGCCTCTTCCACTTGCGCTCTAGCACCCTCTTGTTGGGTGAGTTCCTGTAACTTAAAATCATCCACAGTGAGGCGGAAGAATGGTGAGTTAGGTGGGACAAGTGCCAGCAGTAACTTGGAGGCGAGGTTGTTTACACCACGCGCACCAATACCTTGAAAAGGTGTATCGAACTTACTGCTAGAACTGTGTCCTGAATCAGGGACTAGAGTAGGGAGAGTTAGCTTACTGCATTCTCTCGCTCTCGTAAGGAAGGGGTCACGTTCTGTCTCCAACTTTTCATATCGTTGTTGGATAGAGGTCATATCGTCCTACTTCTTTGGAATGTTAGTGCCAGAAGCAGCAGTACCACCTACAGCACGGGCAATCCGCAGTGAGCTAGTTCCTTTCTTTTTGGCATTATATTTACTACGGGCACTGCTCATCTCATCATCACCAATCCTGACTGATGCTGGTGCTAAGTCTGCTGGTGGTGGAGGTGGGGGTGCTGGTGGAATAGCTGCTGCTGCAGGTGCGCTTGGTGTTGGGAAACACATATATGTTAATGCTCCATTTTCTCTGTTTCATTTTGGGCGTCATAGTTCATCCTTAATAAACGGATAACATGAACAGCACCAACTCTGTGAAATATTTCACGTTCACTTTCTTCAAGACGGGGAACGCAGTCGGGGATTATTTCTTCTAGATACTCAAGGAGTTCTATTGGAATAAAAGGGAAATTATTTTCTGTCATTGTAGACCCTTCTTATGGTGCAACCATTGATTGACTTTTATCAAATGCCTCAATCCACATCTTACATTCTTTGCTCCGAACAACATCAGCAATGCCAAATTCAATGACAGGCACAGGTAAGTTATAGCGTTGAGCAAGTTGAATAATTGTAGCGAGTCCACTTGTTTGACGGATGTCAGATTGTTTAATGTCACCATTGATTACGATGCGGCAGTTCTCACCAATTCTGGTGGTGAACATCTTCATCTCTTCTGGTGTTGTGTTCTGTGCTTCATCCATGATTACGAATGCATCACTAAACGATGAGCCACGCATGGTTTCAAACGGAGCAACAACAATTGCACCACGTCTAATAGCGTTCTCATACGCCCCACCCATGCAGTTCTTCAGCACTTCTACCACTGGTGTAGTCCAAGGAGCCATCTTCTCTTCTATAGTGCCAGGAAATGACCCTAAACTTCTTGACGAAGGGACATTTGGTCGAGTGAGAATTATCTTATTGATGGTTCCTTGCATGTAAAGCTGCGCTGCCATAGTGCTGGCGATGTAAGTCTTACCTGTTCCAGCACAGCCCAAGCTTATGGTCTGAGTGAAGTTGTTAATAGCTTCAATGTACCTTGCTTGCATTTTATTTTTCGGCTGGAGTGCTGTGCGTGTTGTCCGTTCTTCCATAAACTTCTCTTTAATTTCACGCTTTGGTTTTAGCTTACGTTGTTGACGTGGCATGTTTACCATCCCCATGAGTCACCAGACATTCCATCTGCTGAGTAATCTGTAACACGACCCTCAAAGAAATTCTTAAAGGAGTCACCATTTAAAACCCAATCCAACCAAGGCAGTGGATTAGATTCCACATCCCAGTTAGGCTTGAGTCCTAAGTTTGTTAAACGTCTATCTGCGATGTAGCGTATATATTCTTTAACTTCGACTTTAGTGATACCTTCCATAGGACCAAGTTCAAACGCCAAATCAATAACTTTATCTTCAAGCGTAACCGCAGTCCGATACATATCGTAGATAGACTGTTTAAATTCATCAGTAACGACCTCTGGGTTTTCAGTAATGTATTGACGAAACAGCGCAGTCATGCCATCAACATGCATTGTCTCATCACGAATAGACCATTCAACAATCTCACACATGCCCTTCAACTTTCCAAAACGCTGAAAGTTAAGGAGCATTACGAAAGCACTGAACAGGCTCATGCCTTCATTACATACAGTTTGAGCAATAGCTTTTGCTAGACCCTCTTTAGTGTCGGGGTCAAATTTCTGCATGAACTCAAGCTTGTCAGACATTGCTTCGTACTCAAGAAACGCGGTGTACTCAGACTCTGGGAATCCAAGGGTGTCGTTGAGTAGTGCATAAGAGCGCATGTGTATAGTCTCTCTATGTGCAAAAGAGAGCATCATCATTCGTGCCTCATTGTTTTTAATACGAGGCAAGAACACATCCACATAGCTACCCCCAACTATCACATCTGACTGTGTAAATAGACGGAGGATTTGGGTGATAAAGTTCTTCTCAGTTGGGGTAATCTTTCCTGACTTCCACTGAGATACATCTTCATTAAGGTCACACTCCCACTCACCCCAGTGCAGCTTGTCATGCTCAATAGCTTGAGTAACAAAGCTGGCATAGTTAAAGGGTTTAAAAGAAGGTGATGCAGTTAATAAACTCATTTTCTATCCTTGGCATGAAAGGCATTCATCATCATCGGCATAGTCCTTGAGAGCGACACGGGTCGGCTTAAAGCTTACTGTGTCCGCCTTCGCTCCAGCACTTGTCCTTAGATAATATAATCCTTTAAGTTTCTTATTGAAGGCACGGAGATGTACCTCGTTAACGTAAGCTTTGTCTGTCCCTGCAGGGAAGAATAGGTTTACACTCTGGCCTTGACAGATAAATGATTGACGCTCTGCTGCATGGTCTATTACCCATCGTTGGTCTAGCTCGAAAGCTGTCTTGTATATTTCTTTATCCCACTCATCCATCCACTCAAGGTGTTGCACAGAACCCTCATGTAGAATGATTGAAGTCCACTGCTCTTCTATCCAAACTTTAGATTTATCCTTCCATGTGTATGCATAGTCAAAGATTACCTTTTCAAGGTAAGGGTTGACGACAAGGTGCGCTCCGACACGGGTGCGGTGTGTGAATGCATTAGACTTCAGAGGTTCTATAGATGCAGAGCAACCAGCAATGATTGATGAGTTGGCGTTAGGTGCGATAGCTAACAAGTGACTATTACGAACACCATCAACATCAGGACAAGAGCCACGCTCACGGGCCAGCCTTATAGTGGCTGCTGTGGCTTGGGATTTGATGTGGGTGAACATCATAGTGTTGTAGCTGGTAGCCATGACAGACTGCCACGGTATCTTTGCGCGTTGTAAAGCACTGTGGAATCCCATTGCACCTAGTCCAAGACTGCGTTCTTGTGTGGCACTGTAGACCGCCTTACTAAGTTCTTTAGGGGCGTGTAGGCAGAAGAAGCTAATCACGTTATCAAGCATCTCTATAAGGTCAGAGACCATACTGGTATCCTTCCAATGCTCGTAATGTTCTAGGTTCACACTAGACAAACAACACACTGCTGTTCGGTCTTCAGATGTGGGCAGATGAATCTCATTGCAGAGGTTAGAACCATGTATCTTTAGGCCCTTCTCCTTCATGGCTGGTGGCAGATGCCTGTTGGCTTCATCAATGAAGTTAAGGTAAGGCTCACCAGTGCGGAAGCGAGTGTCAATAAGACGCTCCCAAAGTCCACGGGCCTGTACAGTTTCACGGACAGTTAAATCTTTAGGGTCAATTAAGTCCCACTCACCACCAGCCATTACCGCATCCATGAATGCATCAGGGATGTTGACAGCGTTGTGTATATTGAACGCCTTGCGGTTGGGGTCACCACCCGTAGGAACACGGATGTTGATAAACTCAATGATGTCAGGGTGGCTTATATTCATGTATGCCGCGTAGGAACCTTTGCGAGTCTTACCCTGACGATACGCAGTCATGTCTGAGTCTACTGTCTTTAAGAAAGGAATAGGTGAAGGAGCAACGTCACTAACAGAACGCACGTCAGACCAATGCCCACCCACTCCACCACCCTTAACTGAAAGCCATCTAAGTTCTGTTGTGTGTCCGATAAGACCATCCAAGGAATCAGGCACATAACCAAGGAAACAACTAATAGGAAGTCCACGAACCTTCTCTCCTTGCGCTGGGGCATTTGATAATAGTGGGGATGAGAACATGAACCAACCCTTGCTGGCGTAGTCATAGATTCTCTGGGCTAAGTCAAAGTCATTACGACAGTATGCAGTTGCTGCTCTGGCATATGCATCTTGTGGGTCCTCACCTTCACGACAGTAGTAGTCACTGAGAAGTGTTGAGGCTTGGTCGGACAGTAATTTGTTACGGCTGTAATCAACTACAATGCTCATGTATCCACTCCGTTGTTTCGCGTATACCTTTGAACCCAATAAGAGTCGCTCCAGTTTCTGTGTTAATTACTGTTGGTACACTACGGACTTTGTAGTGGATGGCTGCATCAATGTCCTTGCCTATGTCAATTTCATCGTAGTCAACCTCTTCATGGTTAAGGACACTACTGACTGCTTTACAAGGCTGACACCCTTCTGTATAAAATTTTATAATCATAATTATTTCTCAGTCGTACTTCTGGTGCTGGAGTTCAAGCCATAGCTCTGCGTAATGGATAATCTTTTTAACATCAGATTCAAACTGCCCCTTGTGTGGAGCGCGAGTTGCATACTTCACGATGTTGCCAGCGATGAAGTCCAGTTCATTCTTCATAATGTATTCGATAGGCTGAATGGGATGAACGTAATGGTCACCACCTTCTTGGCGTGTACTTCCTAGGTTGGTGGGTTCCATAGTGGAGGCTCCTCTTGGTCAGGGATTAAGTCTTCAATGCGTAGGATACGAGCGCAACGTGCTTGAACTAAGGCATCATCAACAGATAGCCCTGCCTTTTCATAGGCAGATACAACAGCAGGCCAATAGCCAGACTGAGCAGCATCAAGAATCTTGTCAGCTTTAACTGGGCCAACTTGAGGACATCCCTTATAGTTGTCAGCAGTGTCACCTGTAAGAACTTGGGAATAGAAATAGCGGTCTGCCATCTCTGTGGTAACAGTAACCACACCCCTGTCTGAATGACGTGGGTTGTACAGTTGACATGGCACACACAAGAAGTCCTTGTCTTCAGATACAATGATTGTTTCTGGGTCATCAGTGGCTGCAATACCAATCAAGTCATCAGCTTCATAAGGCTCATTGAGTTCAGCATCGTAGGCATTAACCAACCAATCCTTTAGCGCACCTAGAGTCATAGGCTTACGAGTATCCTTACGATTAGCCTTGTAAGAATCTAAGATGTCAGTGCGGTAGTTCTTTTTACCGGTAAGAAACACACGCATAACTTTGCAGTCTGTAGCATTCTGAATGGATGTTAACGAATCTTGCATGTGGCGTTGACCATCAGCTTCAGATGCATGAAGGGTCCACATATCCTCACCCCACTTGGTGGCAACCTCAGTTGCAGCAGCAGCTTGGAATGCTAAGATGTCTCCATCAATCAGTAATGTCTTCATCGTCTTCTCCTTCTCTAGAATTACGGGCAGTAATTACACGAATGCCATGACGAATAGCCACGTCTTGTTCTTGCCAATCTAGGTATGCATTCATAGCAAAGCTAAAGGCTAAAGATATAGAAACCACAGTGAAGCTTAGGCAAACAAGTACCATCATTAATGTTTCAATCATTGGTTAAAGCCTCCCAGCTTTGAGGGTAAAGTTCGCTTAGTATTTTTGAGACTGAACCTGCCAACACTTGTATTTCCTGTTGAGCATGAGGGTCCATGCGTTGCTTACAGAACCTAGCGTAGGCAGACAGCGAGCCTGTCCAATACCAACTGACCTCCATTCCTTGGGGCAACAACAGACGTGCTTGTTCAGGACACATGCCACCATCAATAGCCATCTGATATGAGTCTAAGCACATGGTGTTTACAGTTTGGAAATGCCTGCGCCAATACTTGTCACCTGTTGGGTGCATGTCCTCACCACTACCCTGCTTGATAGAACCTTCTGGGTGCTTGCGGAACTGTCGAGGTATGAAGAACTTAGGTGATGAACTAATGTATCGCCTGCTCTCTTCGTTCTCGGTGAAACCAACCTTGTGTTTAAAACACTGAGTGCGGATAGGAACTGGAGCAGTCATGCGAAGGGTTATAGATGTGTGTGAGAATGGAGTCCAGTGGTTGTGCTTGGCTAGATACTTAATCAAGCCTGAATCTCTAC